TCAAACTCCCACTTATACCACTTCTTACCTGTATCAAGAGTGACTGCCGAATATCCATAAGTGCAACCTGTTCCTGATACCGTAGTAGATACTATATCATCTGTGTTTATTAGATAGATAGATTTTATTCCACCTCGTCTATTTCTATCGCAACAAGCGATTTCATAACATTGAGTAATTCCTGCCATTTTTTTTAATTTTTAAGTGTTATTAACTATTTGCTCTATACGCCCAAGAGATTAAACTATCGTGAACAAACTGCGTTCCGAATTTGAAGTAAGAACGAATAATCATTTTCTCTCTATACTCATCATACCAAAACTTCAGTTGGTTACTTGGGTCATTTGTATCAGTTCCTAAAACGAAATTCTTTTTAGCACCGAATACAACAAGTTGGTTAGCAGTAATTATATCTGAACTCGCTAACAAAGAAGTCCAAGAATACATTGGTCTAACTTCAACACCTCTGAAATAATAAACAGGTTTTCCATTTACTAAAGTCATATGTGCTTGGTCTCCACCTACTCCTGATGCTCCACCTTCAACTGACGCTATGTAGTTAAAGTAAACATTTGGTGAAACCCAAAAACATTTCTCTGCAGATGCCATTGATAACAACGATGGGTCACTATCTTCCATTACATCTCTCATAATTGCTACTGCATCATTTGCTGCTAAAGCACCTGCCGCCCAAGTCGTTGCCGTAACTCCTGTTGAACCATCTGACATTAACTTGATAAAACCATCAGTAGAATTGATACACTCATCTCCTTCTGCTACTCCTGCTCCTGTATCTCCAAACCAAGTTAAATTAACAAGGTCATTTACGATACTTCTTTTTACATTAGTCATAATTGTATTCATCAACTCTGTTCCTGATAAGTTGAATACATCTAAACCTGCTCTGTAACTTTCTTCAATATAAGTTCCAAAAAACTCATCTTGACATTGTTCTAAAGCAACTCTCATACGACCTGCCGTAATAGTTCTCATTCCTACATTAAAGTCTTTCCCTACATAATCAGTATCATCACAACCATCATATGATTGAACAACACAAGACAAAGGGTCTGCTTTGTATAAATTCATTGTGTGACGAACATTAGGAATAACTCTATAGTTACTCATAATATCCTCATCTGTAAACACAGGTTGAAGAAACATTTCATTAAAATTTGCTCCTGAATACCCTGCTCCTAACGCATTATCTGCTACATTGATATAAGCCATTTTCTTTCTTTTTTAATTATTATTTAATACTTATTTTTTAAGACATTAACCATATGGTCAAAAAACTTTTGATTTGGGTCAACTGCCTTTTCGTTCACTACAGGTGCAGGGTCTGTTTCTGCTACTGCATCAACTTTCTTTGCCTCTGACTTTGCTTTCGCTTTGTCTAACTCTCCCTGTAAATTAGAGTTATTTAATTTCAAGTCTTCAATTTCAGTTTCCATTGTAAGTTTTACTCCTTCAAAGTCTGCTATTGCATTTTCTAAAGCAGTAATTTTATTTACAACTTCTTCGTTGTCTAAAACTACTATTTCTTCTACTTTGTTCTCTACATTCTCCTCTGATTTTGGGTTTGCAAGAGAACCAACTAACGATTTGATGTCGTTTAACATTTTCTTTAATTCCTCCATAGGTCCTAAATTGTTTTTGATTAAAATTTGATTTACTTTTTCACTCGTGATGTTTTTGAACTCTGACAAGTCATAGTTATTTTTAACATCTACACTCTCCGACACACTATCAATAAAATTACTTTCTAATGCCTCTGAAGAATTAAACCAAGTTTCCTCATCCATCATTTTATTTAAGACTTCTGAAGTTAAACCTGTTTTACTTTCATAAATTCCGATTATCTCGTTCTTTATTTTATCTAATAAATTAGCAGTTTTTCTCATTTCTTCACTATCTCCTCCAACCATTGCATATGGATTGTGTATCATAAGAAGTGAGTTATCTGCCATTACTATTTCATCACCTGCCAATGCAATTACTGATGCTATACTTGCTCCAATACCCTCAACCATTGTTGTAACATTTCCTTTGAAATTTTTAAGAGCATTGTAAATTGCTATACCATCAAAAACCGAACCTCCTAAAGAATTTATATGAACATTCAAGTTCTTTCCTTTAAGGTCGGACAAGTCTTCTACAAAATTTTTAGCGTTGATTTCCATTCCACCTATTTCAGAATACAAATAGATGTCGGCAGTTTCTTTGCCTTTATTTTCAATCTGATACCAATTTTTCATACTACAAAAATAGAAATACAGATTAAGTGATTTACGAAAAAAGTCTAACTTTTTTTCTTTTTGATTTTAATGTTGTTTTTCTTATCCTGTTTCTTTCTTTTATTTCGCACTATATTCTCAACGTGCCTTTCAGATAAGTTATACTTTATACCAACATCCATAAATGTATGTGTGATGTGTCCGTCATTCTTTTTTAGGGTCTCATCAAAGTCTTTAATTATCATATAATCTCTAACTTCTGTAGGACGGATAACTCCCTTTTCTACCAAATGATAGGTAATATCTTTAGGCGTGGCGAACTCGCCAAACCTCATTGTGATTTCATCACTTAAAGTATCGCAATACTTAACTACTACCTTTTTATCATTGGCTTTCTTGCTCATATTCTTTCATATACCTAACTAACATTTCAAAGAATTTACTTTGTGCTTGTATACAAGAACGACACCCTGATAACTTACTACTTGGGTCTACATACTTTTTGTAAAACGGATATAAAGTTGTTCTTCTTTTAGTTAGTTTTTCGTTTCTTGAAATTCCATCTATTTCTGTTTCAAGAATTATTTCTTTAACTTTTAATTTATCCTCATCTGTCATTTTCTCATAAACAGATTTTACTTTTCTCATTGTTTTATCCATAGTTTCTTTTGCTTGTTTGATTTCCTCTGACTTTGGTGTTGGAAGTAAACCATATCTTCTCTGCCTTGCAGTTGCATTATTTTCTACGACAGGTTTTGTAGGTCTTGACCAATCGTAATTTCCTTTAGGTATTCCCTTCATAATCTTCTATCAATTTGAGATGCTATATACAAACCTGCACCGAAACCTAAAAAAAATGTAAATGTAATTCCTATTATCATAATTGTTAAACACATATTAAAAACGCTTTGTAAAAGCGAAAGGGTTCTTTTAATCAACTTAATTATTCTTGTATTATTAAGTGTATTATTATACTTATGATTTTTCAGAAACCTTCTTTTTGTTTTTTGTAACCCTCTTTACTTTTTTTTGTAATTCGGGTAACTTTTTTTTATACGCCTTCATTGTTTTACTCTTTCTTGCCTTGTCCTCTTTTTTAAGTCGGTAACTACCATACAAAAAGAAAAATATAAACATCAAAAATAAACAAGTAACAAAACCTAATATAAACATCATTCTTCAAATTTTTTATCTACTGATTTCCATTTACCTATAGGACACTTTCCTAAAAAGTCCCTATCTAATTTTGACTTTGCTTTGAGATTACATTTACATATACCACAACTATCCATATTAAAAAAAGATAGAAACTTGTTTCTTCTATGCTCACAATCTCTACAAACACAAAGTCTTGCATCCTGTTGAACTGAACTTACTATCATAATTATTTACAAATATAAAAAAATCTTTTAATTAAAAACTACTTTTTGCCTCAATAGTTTTAACACTCCTTTGTGTATCAGAAATTTCTGCCTCGGTAACTAACACCGTGCTATCTTGTTTCAATGCCTCAATCGCACTATTAAATTCCTGAACCATCTTGGTTTGTTTAACTAATTCCTCATCTAATACTACTCCACCTGTAGCAAACTTCTTACCTCCACCTGCTACATTCATTGCAGACAACTGACCTCTAAACATTGCAGTTGACCTTTTATTTATTACTGCCTCACCCCCTTCTAATTCTACAACCTTACCACCTACTCCAAACTTAACTCCACCTTCCTTATGTGAAGGTCCATCAACCATTCCTCCTGTTGCAAATTTACCATTACCATATTCAGGAATAATTGCTCCTAACTCTGCCTCTAAAACAGGCATAGGTGGAGGGTTCTGTGCATTGATTGTGGCAATTTGTATACCTGTCATTGCTATCTGTGCTGCAGTTAAAATACCATTCATAATTGAACGAGCAGGTTCAGGTAACGCAGACGGACTTGCCCATATCCTCATAATAGCCATTGCACCTTCCATAATAGCCATCTTTTTATTGAAAGACTTTTGTTGTTTGAATTGCTCCATATCAATCTTCCACATAGCCATTGCCTGTTCGTGTTCCAATTCTCTCAACATTCTATCCTTCTGCTCCTCTGTAGCAACTTGATATTCTGCACTCTTTTCTAAATCAGAAATTTCTTGACTATGTATTTGACTTAATCTTTCCTTTTCTGCAGTTGCTTGTGTTGTCCTCAACTCGTTAAAGGCACTCATAATACCCATTACTTGTTGCATAGAAACATCAATCATTTCCAAGAATTGTTGACCTGTCAATCCTTCACCATCTTCAGTCTCACCAAAGATTTCACTTTGCAACCAACCCTTTTTCTGTCCTGTCTCATCATCTCCCCCCATAGAGTTCATAGCCATTTTGAAACCTTCTATCTGTGTTAAGAGAGTTACTAATTGTTGCTCAAAACTTGCTCTTGTCTCCTCATCTAATGCCTCTGTTTCGTCCCATACAATTTGTTTAACACCATCTATTTCTTGTGTTGTATACTTGAAACCTTGTGTTAGTTGGTCGGTTAGTATCTGTGCCTCATTTTGTTTGTGCTTGATTAAATCTTTAATGTATTGCTTATTAAAGTTATCATACGCTTTAGTTTTATCTTGTAAATTTTTCTCCAACAATTCTAATTCCTCATTATATGCCTTCTTCTCTATATCAGTCATATTCTTATTGAAACTTTCCTTGTGTGCCTTTAACTTTTCATCTGCCTCTACTTGTTCAAGTTGTAATTGTTGTAAAACTTGTAAAGAAACTGCTACTTGTTGTTTGATTTTGGTATTAGTCATTTCTATTGACCTTCTCCTTTCTAAAGCACTTTTCTTTATTTGTTCGGTAAGAGATAGTTCTGCTTTCTCTGTTTCCTCTGTCTCTAAACCAAGTTCAATCATCAATTCCTTATAGTCTTTCATTATCTGATTATATTTTTCCTGCTTTAACTTCAACTTGTCTGTAAGTTTAGTTGTATCCTTTCCTCTCCTTATATAATCTTTAATCTTACCTTCTAAATCACTTATACTTGAACGAAGTTTCTCAAAACCTGTTCTATTATCTTTAGAACTATTATTCAAACTATCTTGAACTTCCTTTAACTCTGCTTTTGCAGTTGCTAATTTTTCAGTCCATATTAAGTATTCTGCACTACCTATTGTTAAATCTCCAAGATATTTTGTGTAATCTCTTACCTTTTCTTGTAAACTATTAAGAGTATTGCTATATTTTTTGTTTGCAATTATCTCCTTATCTATAACTTCTGTTTTCTCCTCTAACTTTCTTTTGTTTTCAGAAATCTTATTGGTGTTATTTGTAATATCTGTATTCAAGTCATCAATGTTATCTTGATAATCGTTTATATGTCCTTGAATTGTGCTAAAGATTAAAGTCCCTGAACCATCTCCAAATAAATCTGCACCAACACCCTTGAAGAACATTCCAACACCATCTGCAAAACCATCAGACGCATCTGCTAATGACGCAGTTCCATCTCTAATCTCTGACTTCCACTCATTCTGTTGGTTTATATACTCATCTCTTAATGCCTCAAATTGAGTAATCTCATTTTGCAACTTCTGATTATCTAACTCAATTTTTAATGCCTCCTGCATTTCTTTACTATTGATATTCTCTAAATTTAATGAACCGTTAAGACCTGTAAGACTTTCGTTTAATTGGTCAATAGCATTTTTCCTATCAGTCATTGTTGCCTGTTCATCACCTGCAGTTTTAATCAACTCCTTTAAGTGTGCAGTCTGTCTTTGGTTTTCCTCATCAGTTTCTGCCCTAACATTATTCATCTCCTCTTGTCTTCTTGTTGCTCCGTCCTGATAGTTTGCTAACTGAACTAAAGCAGTTCCAAGTCCAACAACTGCTGCTATTATTGCAGTAATTGGGTTTGACATCATTGCTAATTTCAAAGCGTTAAAGGCGTTTTTAACTCCAACCGTTGCCGTAGCCAATATACCTTGTGCTACTGCATATGCTTTTGTCGCTACGATTTGAGCCAACATAATACCCTTAAATGTTATGAATGCCATCATAATAGGTTTCAGGATAGGTTGGAGTTTACTCAACTGCTCAAAAAGGAATTTGAACGCCTGAAAAGTCCCTGTCAATACATCTGCTACAAATCGTAAGGCAGGTGCGAACATCTCTACAAATGCTATCGTTGCTCCTTCTGCTGCAGATTTTAACTCATCAATATCTCCTTTTAATGTGTCTCTCATTGTTTCTGCAAGACTTGCTGCAGTTCCTTGTGAGGTCAAAAGAATTTGGTTTAACTCGTCCATTGTATCTGCACCCTGTATCATTGTCAAGAATGCTGCTGCAGACCTTTTATCTGTCATATCCAATGCGTCTGCAACATCAATACCCTTTTCCTCTAATTCCAATAAAGCAGGAGCAAGTTGGTCTATACTTGTAATTCCATAACCTAATTGTTGTGCTAACTCTCCTGCAGGGTCTGCCATTTTCAAGAATATATTTCTTAAACTCGTTCCTGCCGTAGACGCATCAAAACCTGCGTTAGCCAATAGACCTAACATAGTTACCGTGTCCTCTAACTGAAAACCCATTTGATTAGCAACTGCACCTACTTTCGGCATAGCAGTAGAAAACTTTTCTAAATCAAGTGCCGTGTTTGAGAATGCTGCTGCCATAACATCATTAACTCTTTCAGTTTCCTCTGCCTCAAGGTTGAACATTTTCAAAACGAAACCTGTTTGTTCTGCTGCTTGACTTAAATCATCACCAAAGGCAAACGCCACATCAAGAATAGATGAGGTCATATTTTCAATTTCTGTAGGGTCAAAACCTAACTTTGCTAATTCTTTCTGTAGACCTGCAACTTCTGATGCCGTAAAAGCAGTTGATGCTCCCAATGCTTTTGCTTGTTCTTCTAACATTTCAAGTTCCATAGTAGTTGCACCACTAATTGCACCTACTTGTTGTATAGCAAATTCAAAATCTGTAAAAGTTGAAATAACTCTTTCTATTTGTTGGAATGCCATTATTGCTCCCTGAACTGCAATCATAACACCACCCATTTGTAAAGCGAAACCCTTCAAACCACTTGCGTAATTACCAACATTCTTGTGGTATCTACCCATAGCGGCATCCATCTTTTGCATTTTACCTGTGTTCTCTGCTATCTTTTTAGAAAGTTTATCAAATTCTTTTCTACTCTTTCCAAGAGGGTCTGCAAGGTTTCTTAATCTTACTGATAATTTTTTGTTCTCCTCACCTAATGCTGCATAACTACCTTTTGCTAATTTTAATTTTTGGTTAGTTGTGGCTATATCTTTAGTCTGTCTATTAAGTTCTCCCCTAAATGCCTTTAACTTAATACCTGCATCTACACTTGCCTTTGCAAATTGTTCTTGACTAATCTTACCATCTTTATATTGTTGCTTTGCTTGACGCAACTTTTCTTCGGTCTGAATAATCTCCTGTTTCAGTTGAGCCAACTGCGAAGTCCCCTCTACCCTTAACCTTATTATCGTCTGTTTTTCTGCCATAATTCCCTAATTTAATATCCAATTTAACGCCCTTTTTAGTTCTTTTAACGAACTTATAGCGACAATCGGTATGATTATATACATACTACAGAGAAAGTCAAAATCGTAGAGGTGCGTTTCCATTGTTTTATCAGTATCTTTTATCTACACCTTTATCTAATTTTACACTTCTCAACTTTCTATTTGTAACATCAAGAACTCTACCTTTATTAGCATTAGCCATTTTGTTTTTTGTGTTAAAATCATAAACATATAAACCTACTAATCTTCCTGTTCCATCATCTACTACAATATCTCCTCCACCATTTTCAATACCAAATTCAGTTAGTTCTGAAACTACTTTACCTCTATCTCTAAATTCAATAGAAGGTTTTGGACTTCCACCTGCTCTGGTAGATAAAATACCTTTTTTCTTTCCTGTTCCTAATACTATTTCATTACTTTTTGCATCAAGATTTTTTCCAACAAGTATATTACCTCTGTTCTTTTTACTTTGACCTGTTCCTAAAATTCTTGTGCTTTCCCCCTTAACATTATACTTACTTCTATCTACAATAGATTGACCACCCTTGATTTGATTAACATTTGCTCCCAACTGATTTCTAACTGCTAATGCTTTAGCCGTTGGTGAGTGTTGACCTGATGGAGCAGGTATATTTGTCTTACCTGACACCAATTTACCTGACGAAGTTTTGTTAGTTTTAATATGACTTTGATACTCTGTAGAAGTATAGATATTACTTTTAACAGGACTTACATCTCCGTGAATAGAAGTTTTTCTTGGTCTAAAATCTGTCCAAGCAAACAACTCTACTTTAGTTAAAAAGTCTTTGTGAGGTTGAAAATCTATAACTCTATTCAATATCCAATAACTACTACCTACACCATCTTTAATATAAATTAGATTTCTAAAATCTAAATTTGCTATATCCTCGTGGGTCAAGGCAAAATATGCAGTTTTCAATTTAGGTTTTTCAAGTATACCTTCAATAGTATCTGCCCAAAAGGTTTCATACAATCCGTCCATCTTATCAGTTGGATTGAGGACAGGATAAGGACCTGCACCACCATAATACTCCTTCTCATTGTGGTATGCTAATGTTGGATAACTTGTTCCTACTCCTACAGATATAGCACCAAACTGAACATTGTTTTGCATATCCGAAACTCCTGCAAATGGATATTCTGTTTCAAGTATACCTCCGAAGTTCCAAGCATAATTTATATCTGCTCCTGATGCTCTATTACAAGGTTGTAAACCACCCCATTGTAGAGTTCTTGGTTTCCATTTCTCTATTTTATCAGGCAAATCATCACTATTAGTGATTAAAGGAATATCTACATATTCTTTTAGTATCCAAGGAATGTAAGGACAAAAAGCATCTTCTGTTTCTGTTCCTATTGTCTTATCAAACCCCATAACCGTTGACGCAAAATAATTAGTTCCCATATCCTCAACTTCAACACCATCATACTGCTCACCTAAATCTATCTGATGAGACAAGTAAGTGCAGGTAGGTAAGTCTAATCTTTTATGAGTTTCTTTTGCTAAAGCATCATCTTCCTTATATGTAAAACAAAGATTTCTTTTCAAATACTCTGTAGAATAAACATCTTTAGTTCCTTTTCTTAAATCTATCTTTTCAGACCAATCTACTGCATTATCAGTAGTTCTAAAGAAGTTCCCATAAGGTTCTACTTGTATCTCTTTCTTTTCTATATCTGCATACCAATACAAATTATATAAACCTGTCAAACCATTGATAAAATCTAACATAGTTTCTGCACAAGGCAAACCATCTGCTATTGGGAATAATGCACCTTCAAAAATTGTATCTGTTAAAGTCCCCTGCCAATTACTATTACCTCCAACATTTCTATAAGAAGTTTTCTTAACGTGAACTCTCTTAAACTGCATACTCTCTGCATAAATTCCATAGTTCGGATGTCTAACTACATTCTGTGCGTAAATTCCGTAGTGCATATTATGCCAAAAAGGAGCAGGCCATCTCCAACCACTATCACCTCCCCAACCATTGTAAATAAAAGTAGACGGATAATCATTACCATCATTAAGTCCATAACCATAACAAAGGTTGATATTTAGTTGTTGATTTCCTGATGCAGTTCCATAAACCCACCAAGCCGAGGCAGGTCCATACCAATCTTTATCTGCGTTAGGACAACCCCTTGAACACCAATTTATTAGACCAAAACTTACTCCATCAGGTGCGACATTTCCATTAGTTCCATTACAAACAGAATTAAACAACCCCATAGCGTTACCTCTGTAATCAGGTGCCATACCAAAATTATACAACTCCTCTGTTACTTCAGAATATAAAAATACTTTATCTCCTAACTGACACATCAACTCACAATCTCCACTATTTCCCCAAGCCATATTAAACTTGAAACCACCACCACCATATTCGGTCATAGTCTTATGTATACCTCTTTCTTTAGGCATTCTATGAACTTGTGTTTTACTACGAGGACCTTCTACCGTTTTGTTATCCCAATCCTCATAATTTACAAACTCGTCCCAAGTCTGTGCGTAGTCTGCAAAGACATTCGTAGGTTGATTTGGTAAAGGTTGACATTGAGCAGGGTCTTCTGTTGGGTTGAGTAGATTGTGGTAAGGGTCTCCTGTTCCATCACATCCATAAGGTTGATTATCGTGAGGGTTCATTGCTAAATATCTTTCCCTATACCAACCATTAGCGTTCTGAACCCAAGCAGGACTTGCGTAACCATTGTGGTCACACTCACTACTATAATCAGGCGACCAAGCAGTTCCATAAAGACAATCCTTCGCACAACCATTTATATAACCTTCTCCATAGAAGGGTCCTGCCTCATTACATAACTCATCTGAACACATACACCAACCCCAACCATAGTTATCCTCAACTCTTTCGGCTACTCTATATGTATCTACATTACCTGTTCCATCATCGTGACATAAAAATACACTTGCTCTAAAAATTACATACGTTCTCTTGAATGTCCAATAACAAGGAATGATTGCAGTAGCGTTTGTTTCACAAGGATTGTTACCATTTTGCCATTGTCTGAATGAACCTACCCCACCTGTAAGTTTTGCCCTCATAGGACACATATTTTTGCCCTTAAAATTCAACGATGGGTTTTGTCCTGTATACTCCCAATCAGGCATAACAAGATTACCACCATAATCTGCTCCTGAACTATTCTTAACATTAGCAGGATTGTAAGGATTGAACATCACCCAAGGTGTATACTCATCTGCAGTTATATCATTCTGTTGAGGTGTTTCATCAGGGTTTTTCTGAACATTAGGTAAACCTGTTCCTAAATAACAAGCAGGTTTATCACCACATCTTGTTCCTGAAGGGTTCCATAAAGTATGCTCACTTGCATATCTACCTCTACTCATACCATACCACTCCTCATAATCACTTGCATAATCTGATGCTTTTGAGTAGTGCATACTTAAACCTGTTCTTGTTATAGATGCTGCAATATCCATTTCAAAGTTTGCAAAATCTGTAAAACCACTATCACAAGAACTTGTCTCTCCGTATATCTGAATTGCTCTCCAATACAATGACGGCTCCCAACAATCGGTAGTCATTTCCCAATCCTCATCTCCACCATTGTATTCCATATTTAGACCCCTATTCCATCTCCATATTTTATGGACATTGAGTTCTAAACTTTCCATTCCTGTAAACTGATATATACCTACCTGTTGTGGTCTGAACACCGTTGTCTTACAAAGGTTCAATCCCATTTCATTCCAATAGTTTGTATTGTTTGGAGTTATCCCCATAGGTTGCAATGCTAATTGTGCATTGTTTAGACACTCCCTTGTAGTTCCATCTGCCCATAAAGGTTTAGGCATTCTACACTTATGAGGACTTACAGGGTAGAACGGAAACTCCCAACCGTGGTCTGCTAATGTATCTCCACAAGGTAATAAATTCCAATCACAATGAACAGAACGAAAATCATTACCAAGTCCATAACCTTGACCGATTATTGTATCATCTCCTTGAACTCCCCACCAATACCAACCCAAAAAAGTAGGGTCGTTAGACATTACTCCAAAATCATCTAAAAATGAGTGGTCAAAGCAAGGCATAACTATACAATCATCAAGAGTTATTGCTCCACTTAAATCAGAATTAACAGTATCATAACCAAGACCTCCTTCAAAGTAAGTGCAATCATCATTATCATCTGCCATAACTAATGCGTTCCCATACTTCATACAAGCGTAAGAAGGTTGAGACCACTCACTTGTTATACTTCTATTTTCTACATCAAATGAATAGTTTTCTATCGTTTCAAGACTGAACTTAAACTCCTGCTTTCCAAATAGAACAAGTTGTTTTTTTGTCCACATCTGGTCAAAGAAACTACTATTTACTTTATACCCAATAGTGGCGAAACATAACTTAACAAGATTAGCAATAAAATAAGCAGGTGTAAAGTCCTCAACATCTGCGACATTAGTTCCTCCAACCCATTGACCTGTATTGATTAGAGGATAAACCATATGACCATCATCTCCACTATTGATATTCCAAGTTGCCATTATACTTGGTTTATCATAAGGTTGTGCCTCTGCGAATGACGCAGGGAATAAGTTACCTGCCGTGAAATCTAAATCACATAAGAACCTACTTTCTAATTGAGATACCCATTCTTGATTATCTGCTAAAACTTGAACTTGAAACTCATCAGGATTGTTACTTTTCGTTCCTGAAGATTTTAACGAAAACCTACCCTGTATAATTTTAACTCCGTTTATGAATATAGCACAGGGTTTCAGACCGAGCATATCAAAGTCGTCCCTATAATTATTCATATAAGCGTTCTTTAATATCTTTCGGTTGTTTTGGGTAGCAGGAAGTGTAAAAGTCTTTGAGAACGAAGAATTTGACGTATTAAGGTCTTGTATATCCTTGATTGAATATGTTAAAGCGAGTGGAAAATTATTTGCACTCTTAATATCAAACTCACCGATAACTCCATTAGCATCATCTAATACTTGAAAAAGAACTTTGTTGTTAGCCATATTTTTTATGTTTTACTTACCGTGAAATCGTCTTTACTTATTATGAATGAAAACGAGATTTCTAATAAATCTTCATCTGTATCTATAAACTCTATACTATCAGGATTGATATATACTTGTTGCCAATATGTTTGGTTAATATCACTATTAAACATTTCACCACCAACCTGTATTTCCATATAAACTTCAGGACTTGATAAAAATTCCCTAAACCATATAGCATCTGATTGGTTCATTTTATATGTCGTGCAACTATACTTATCATACAACTGACGTTGACTTGCCTGTGTTCCACCAACTGCAGTCCCCCACCAATAATCAAATGGATAATACTTCTCCCATTTCTCTCCTTTTGTAACGGCACTTATTTTATACTTACCTCCCAACATTTGATACCTGTCAAAACCTCCTACCATATTCTTAAAGTGGAATACTAATTCAGGAACATTAGCAGTATCATTATCCAATCCACATTGAGGTTGAAGTGAGAAGTTGTTCGGAGCATCTATAACTTCAAACCATTTCGTCCATAAAACTACTCCTCCTAAAAACCACATACCCCAAAAACCACCACCTACTAACATAACAGAATAAGTTTCTACTGCAGACATATCAGTTCCTGCTATACCACTTAAACTTTCTCCTGCATAAAAACCACTACCCTGTATAGCAGGGTCACTATTCATTATTCCTTGTTCCCAATCCTGTAAACCACAAGCCATCATATACCATTCAACTTTAGAGACATCTACCTCAACCCAATGAACACCAACTATTGTAGCACCTACATAGGTCGTTAAAAGAATTTGAAAATTGGTAACAGTTCCTCCACTACTATCTATGTTATTTACAACCCAAGCCAAGTAATTATTTGAACTATGACTTGTCGGAATTGGTTCAGGACATAATGTGAGGGGTTCTGTAGAGTTTGGGTTTCCTACATTAAGTTGAGAAACGTGGTAATCTGTAGCACCTGCGTTACTCCAAGTAGCGAACAATTCTTTTGCCTTACCTCCCATTTCAAAACAATAAATGGAATTACTTGTAACCGTTGTTGAAGTTTCCTCTATAAAACCATCTGAATTTAATATCTCCTCCTTAAACCTCACCCTAACTTTTAACACACCATAATTGTCCCTAATAGTTCCATCTGCTTTATATCTACTTTCTCCTATTCTATCCTGTGTAAATTTAGGTTGATAATTAACTCCTAAAAAACCTTCACCGATATTGATACTAACCTTATCCATAAAGATTTTTTGAGCAAACAAAACAAAGGTATTTGGAGTTCCAATTTCTCTCTGCAATCTAATACCACCACCTATGTTTGTCCAAGTGCTTGTATTCACATCATAGTATTGACAATATCCAACAACATAAAGAACACCTGCGTTGTTGTTATATACATTGTAATATATCGGATATTGAGTTGTATTAAATGAGTTCCCTGATGGTTGTGCTGCTACATAAAATGCCATAACTAAAATTCTATTGTTTTATTCAATGCCTTCTCTGCTACATCATCTAATTGTTTCTGATACATATCATCTATTTGTGTTTGTTGCATCATAATCTCCGACATTGATTTGTCCACAAAACCTAACTTACTCTTATCTATAGGAATACCTACTTCTGTGTGTTTCCTTGCTATCATAAATGCTATTGCTCTAATCTCTGGAACAGAACTACCTATTCCTTTGATTTTCAACCAATTTATTAGACCTCCAATATATTTTGAAGTTCCTGCACCTGACCTCTTGTGTGGGTTGTAAGGAACATTTTGTGGTTCTACTCCATAATTCACCCAATACCAATAATTTGCTCCGACAATAGATACTTGAACATAATCAACACCAATCTCAACAACACTCTCCATAGAGTTAATGAGATTACCTGACGCACTTCTACCTAAACTGATAAGTTTATTACCAAGAATAGCAATCATTTTAGTTCCGATATTTTTTAATTCTCCAAACTCTTTCATCTATGCACAATCTTCATAATATGACACACTTATATTAAACCTACAACCTGCAATCAAATCTGAACCCTGTTCTTGAAATACAACAAGATTTGTAGAACTATTTGGGGTTATCATCATATCAAAATTATCATCTTCTATTGCCTGATAAAATTTCTTCAGAAAGACACAAGCAATTCCCTGTGCCTGACTATGAGAATTTTGTAAGTAAACATTAGGTTCTACATCTGCATCTGCCTGACTAACACCATACCAAATGTAAATTTCAAAGTTTGTAGACACCTCAACATTACCTCTCTGATAATTATTTGGAACTACTACACTTGTGTTATTTACATATACAGAACCTACAGGATAAGTCCTATTGTGGTCGTCATTGATTTCAGACGGAACACCATAAAAATAAGCCGTAGTCCCTGAAGCATTAAGTTGAGAACCTATTCTCTGAATTACATCTTGTAAATTTTGATAACCTGCCATAATCTATGTTCTTTTTCTAATTTTTTTTTCAAGATATTTTTTTAACTCACCATCTTTGATGTGGTATTGCCTATCTGCAGGAGCCAAATACATTATATCTGTAGTTCTACTACCTTCAGTTCCTATATTAGTTAGTTCTTGCCATACCGTATCTGCAGACAATTCTGCACTAACATCACTATAAGTAAATGGGTCTATAGTTACCTGTTCACTCCTTCTTAATTTACCTGTTCTATATTTATTTATTCTTGGCATATCTTATCTTTTTTTCTTTGGTGTTTTCCTATCAATTTCTTTCTGTGCCTCCTTTTCAAATTCTGCTACAGAGGACTTGTAAGATTGATAAGTCATTACCTTATATAAATTCGTTTTCAATACACTATCTATTGCGTTCATATTACCGTGTGTAAACACTCCATCACTTGCTATTGAATATAAAGTATTAAGCCAACCATAACCCTCCATTATTTTACTGCTTTCAGAAGTGAGGTGACTGCCGAGAGACTTGCCGAATAAATTGGGGAAGATTTCTTCAAGGTGTCTACCTGTGTTGTCAAAAAAAAAAAGAAGTTCCAAACCACATCCATTGTGATTTCACCAAACAACTTTTCTCTTTTACCTATTACTTTATCTACATCATCAAAAGTTTCTCCTTCCTTTCTACAAAGTATAGCCATTTGTTTAGCGACTACACTCATTCTACCTAACTTTATATTTTTATTCAAAACATCTAATTGACTTGCCTCAACAAAGTCCTCAAATGTGCTATGCTCCATATTAGCAGACGGAAACCAATACCTTTCTCCTTTCAAAGTAAAATAAGGAATATCTACTGCAGGTTTTTCCTCCTTCATAAACCAATGCAATCCGTTTATGATTTGACTAATATCTGACTGATGTATTAAGTTAACCTTATCCATTGGCATCTTACTCAACTTACTAAAGATTTCCTTACTACACTTCATCCATTCAACATTCCTTCTTGCGTCCTCTAAACTTTTCTCCTCCTCACTTAATTCATCACTAATAGGGTCTGCAAGTCCGTAACTATGAATTTTCTCTACAATCCATATCCAATCCCTCAACCTTAATTCTTTCCAATCATTCGGTATTTCTACCTTTGTTTTATCGCTTAATTTTAGTTTCAACATATTCTAAAGATTGTTTTTTATTATACTCAACTACTATTCTTTCCATTCGTTCTATAGCAGTCAAGTGATATTCATATAACTCATCAATAATTTCCGTCAATGCAAGACTATTATCCTTCGTTTTAAGAGCCGTAACAAAACCTATAACAGAGAACACCATAAAATTTGGTAACATCATTATCCAATCCTCTGCTCTATCGTCCCTTAAAAATTCTATAGCCAAACTATTACTAAAGCCAATACCTCTTGTCTTTATGTCCCTGAAAGCCAACATCTTATCACTCGTCTCATCTTCAGTTGCATTGTAGATTGTCTCATCTATTTTAGTGAGATACTCGTCTATCAACCGAGTGTGCTTTCTATTAAGTGTTTTGATTTCTAACATAACCTTACAAAAATAAAAATTTTCTTTCTTTAATTTACGAACTTTTTTTATTATGAGAAATAAGTTATCCGAGTTTTATTTAACTCAAAGAACATTCTCATCATTATAGCATCTGCGTAATCAGGAGACCTACCTAATGTGGACTTGATAGTTTCCTTTGGAGTTATTGCTAACTTCGTTGTATCCTTGTCCATATGATGC